CGACGATGATCGCGAGATGCTCGGGCTTCTCAACCACTGTGCCCCATGCGCAGGCGAGGTGGTAAACGTTCATGTGCCATCCCGGGTAGAGCGCCAGCTCGAAGCTGATGCCGCTGCGCGGGTCGGTGATGGTGTAGCGGTCGATCGCCATGTCGCCCTGAGGAGGCATCGCCGGGAGGCGGGTGCCGAGCAGAATGGCATTGCGGCTGAACGCGCAGTTGCGCGTGGACGTGGCCAAAACTGTGATCGTGCGAGTCGCCACGCCTTGCGCTTTACGCAAGCCCGGCTGCGCCAGGGTGATCGAATCGCCCGAGGCGGGGTTGCCGCCGGCAAACGAAACCGAATTGATAACGTATTTGTTGGTGTCGTTCGCGAAGGTGACGATGTCGCCCGCGGAAACCACTCCCGTTCCGGCCGTAGCCAGAGGGATAACGGTTTGGCCGACCGTGAAAGCGGCACTGGACGAGGTCGCACTGGCCATCGCGCCGGCGGCCGTGGTCTGCACGCTGCCGGATTCGCGGATGTCGAAGTTGAAGAGATTTCCGAGGACGCCCTGCCGAAGCAAGGTGGCGTCTCCGCCTTCGTTGACCTTGTAAAGGTTCGAAGTGCTGCGCAACGCCACGCCCGCCGTGGTGTCGATCACGCTCGAGCGATCGCTCGCTGGCGCGCCGTTATCGTCGAGAATTTTCTTGGCCTGGGCCCAGTCGGTGAAGAGAGGGGCCGTGCCCGCCGTGGCGCCGAAAGCGCGACTGGCGCCGAGAGCCGCCGCCGTGGCGATATCGGCTTCCATTTCGTTGATCGCGGTGCGGAACGCCTGCGCGATCTGGTTCTGCTGCACGCTGAGGAAACCAGGGCCGGTCTCAACCGCCTTGATGTCTTCACCGGACCAGCTGAAGGGGTAGTAACGCGCCTTCGTCAGCGTGAAAGCTTTGTTGCCGATCGTCTGGTTGGCCGCGGCCGGAACAGACATGGCAGGAACAATGTCGCCGCCGGCTGCGTTCACTGGCACAACGTGGGAGCGAAGAGTTTGTCCAACCGCGACGCGATCGGCGCGCGGGTCGCGCGCAACGGCCGGGATGAAACCGATGAGCTCGCGGCTCACGACGTCCAACGCTGCATAAGCGTCGGGGATAAGACTGGTCAACGTGTTGTTGTTTGTAGGAGCGGCCATATTTTCTGGGGGGGTGTTTTGTTCGTTAGGGGGAAGTTTGTGGAGAGGGGGTTAGTCGGTCAGTTTTCCGCCGGCCTTGAAGAAGGCGCGTTTGGCGCTGGCGGAGAGGGGCGCGAACTCATCGCGAGTCATCGAGGTCGCAGTGCCGGTGCCGACGAGAGTGCCGCCGGCCTTGAAGTCCTTGGCGGGGAGATTGACTCCGAACCGGGCCGCGATTTCGCGGGCCTTGACGTCGGAAGATTTCGCTTCGGCAGTCAGTGTCTCCACTGAGCCGGTCAGCGTTTTGATCTCAGCGTCTTTCGCTTCGACGACCAGAGCGTGAGCGTCGCGCGCAGCGGCAGTCGTCTTTACGAACTCCTCTGCGGTCGCTTCGAGCGTGGAAATTGTTGCGTCTTTCGCTTCGATCGCGGCGCCGTGCGTGGCGGTCAGCTCTTCGGAGGCGGTGACTGAATCGGAAATGGTGAGCTGAAGTCCGACAATCTTTTCTTCGAGCTCGGTAATGGTGGGCTTGGACATCGCCTCAATGGCGGCTGTCAACTGCGCGGAGTTTTTGAAATTGGTGAGGTCGAAATGCGCGGCCATTTTCAGGTCGCCGGTGATCTCATCGATGAAGCCGAGCCCGAGCGCTTCGCTCGCCGTCATCCAGGTTTCCTCGTCCATCAGCGCCGTGATGCGTTTGCGCGAAAGGCCCGTCTTGCCGACGTAGGCTTTGATGACCGTCTCTTCGATTTTATCGGCCACGTCGGCCATTTTGCGCAGATCGTCCGCGTTGCCGCTCGCGCCGGCGCTGACGCGGTGGACCATCAGGATGCCGTTGCCCGACATCTGGACGGGATCGCCGGCGATGGCGATAACGCTGGCCATGCTCGCGGCCAGCCCATCGATGTGAGTGGTTACTCCGCCGGGCCAGTTGCGCAGCGCGGTAAAGATGGCGTTGCCGTCTAAGACACTGCCGCCGGGGGAGTGGATGCGGAGAACAAGTCTGTTCTCTTTCGGAACTTGCTGGAGTTCGCTAATGAACTGAGCAGCGGAAACTCCAAACCCGCCAATCTCGTCGTATAAGAGGACTTCGGTTTCGTTGCCGTTTTTACCGGCCGAGTTTTTGAATTCATACCAGGTGCGAGTCACGCCCGCTCTGGGCGTGTCAAACCGTTCCGAGCTTCACGATCTCAGCCGCTTCCCAGCCGACGCGCCGCAGCGCCTGGTTGTAGCGATCGAACGCGGCGCCGACGTCTATTTCCAATTCCGCAATACGAACGGCGTCATCGGGATCGTTCTCGGGATCGAGATCGGCGTAGAGTTCGCCCAGGCGTTCCGAAGCGGCGATGGCGTAATCGCGCATCTCGCAAAAGCGGCGCTTCGAATCTTCGAGCGAATCCAATCGCAGCTCGTTAGGGGTGAGGAGCGGGCGTGTGGGAAACATAACCAGGATCACAGTTGAGCTGGGCGTGTCACCTAAGCCGCGGCGAGCAGGGCAAGGATCTCATCCTCGAAAAGCTCGACCACGGAATGAGTGTGGCCCTCGCCAATCTCGGCTGTAGCCACGGCGCTGTGTCGCCGTGCCGCGGCAGCGAAGACATCGATGCTGCCCTGGCCGATGGCGCCCGCCTGCATCGCTGGGCGAAGCACTGCGGGCAGGGAAGAAAACGAGACGTGAATGATGGTGGCCGCTGTAGCCACGGCAGCGGAGCCTGCCCTGAGTCCCCGAACGGGTCGCCGTGTCTTTCCCTTTGGTTTCTTGGCTGCCGGCGAGCCCGCAGCAGTCACATCGACACGGCCAACGCCGATTTGCGGATTTGCCGCGACGCCGGGAGCGACGACAGCGACCAGCCAGCGCTCCCTGGCGCGAGGGCGGAAGAGTCCAGCGCCGCCGGATAACTGAATCTGTTGCGACGGCGGGACGTCGATCGCGCCCTGGATCGTGCCCGCGCCAATTTCCGGATCGGCCGCGACGCCGGTAAGTAGAAAAGTAACGTCGATCGTACCCGCGCCGAGCGCTGGCGATGCAGCGACGCCGGCTGCGGTAAAATCAATGGCGAGCGTTCCGGCGCCGATGGCAGGCGAAGCGGACACGCCAGTGAGCGCACAGGCAACGTCGATCGTGCCAGCGCCAATCGCAGGCGAAGCTGCGACTCCGCTGAGCGCGAAGGTGACTGAGACCGCTCCCGCGCCTAACGAGGTAGACGCGGCGACGCCGGTGAGCAGGAAAGTAACACTGATCGCGCCCGCGCCGATGGCTGGCGAAGCCGCCACGCCAGTGAGCACGAAAGTAACGTCGATCGTGCCGCTCCCGATCGCGGGAGACGCGGCCACGCCCTCGCCGCTGCCATCGATAAAGACGTCGACGGTTCCGGTTTGAAGCGGGTGCGCGGCAAAATTGCGCGGCCCGGCGGGTGTCCTGGTTCGCGGGACGCCTCCCGCTCCGGCGCGCGGCGCGGGCATTTCTTAATTCCGGCTGAAAATGTAGGCGAAGTGCGGCTGAACGGAGTTCGTGCCGGCGGAAAAGGTGGTATTGATCTCGACGTTGCTGTTGATGCTCGCGTCCAGGTTGACCACGAGGGTCCCGCCGAAAAGAATGTTCGTGCCCGTGCCGGCGGTGGCCAGGGTTCCCTGGGTGCAGAATTTACCGATCAGGACGGCGGAGGAATTTACGCCTGGCGCGCCGATGACGCGGAAAATCAATTCGGCATCGAGCGTCCAGGGGATGTTCGACATTACCGGAACCAACTGCGCCGCGCTCGCGCCCAGGGCCGTGCCGCCTGTGCCGTACTTCGGGGTGATGATAAGCGTGCTCGTCGCCGCGCTGTTAGTAATGATGCCGCCGGCGCGAATGGAGTAAATCTTTCCGGCCTTCGGATCGTTCGCGAAAACCGGGGTATAGGTCGCTGCGACCCATAGAGGAAAGATTGTGTTGAGGGCGTTCGCCGTGGGCGAAGCTAGAATGGTATCGACTTCCGGGCCGCTCTGAAATGTCTGGCGCGCCATTTTCTTAGATCCGGATGATCGCGTTGCTCGCGTCGGCCACTGGGAAGACGTAAATGAAGTTGCCGCCCTGGCCGGCTTTATCGGCCCCGAAATCGATCACGGCGTAAGCGCGATTGGAATCGCTCGAATCGTAAATCAGCATGAAACGCGCGCCGGTGAATGACGCGGCGGCCCAGGTGGCATCGTTGAAATCGAGCCAGGCTGTGCCCGATCCGGAGCCAGTGGCAGCGCCAGTGAGAGCGAGGCCGCCGGTAGTATAACCGCCGCTATTAGCCAGCTCGTTCGTCGCCGTGTAGACCGGCGTGGTGGCATCGATGGTCGAGCTCGAAGTGTAAAGCGCGGCTTTCCAGGTGTGCGCCACGACGGCGTCGAGCGCTGCTTTTTTTCCTGCGGTGCAAAATGATGATGCCATTTCTTATTCCTCTGAGTCAATGATCTGGCCACGGACGCGGGTGCCATCGGCGCGATCGATTATGAAGGTGCGTTCGCCCGGCGCTTTCGCGTCGACGTTGATGTTAAAGGTCTGCGCGGCTGCTTTGCCGTCGCCGTTTTTCGTGTCGTCGGCATTCGGGTCGTCAGCGTTCGGGTCCGCGTTATTTCCGGGAGCGGCCGGATCCACCGGCATTTGCAGAATGCCAGGCTTGGGCGCGCGCCAGAGCGGCAGGCTTAGCTTCCAGCGGTCCATCACTTCCGGCGGAGCGCCTTCTTCCTCGGCGATGCGCAAAAATTCCAGCGGCTCGCGGATCCACTGCCGGATCTGGTTTTTGTAATTGATGCCGCGGGCGTTGCAATACTCGCGCATGGTGATCATGCCGTTGGCCAGTAGCTCGATGAGCAGATTGCCATCGCGGCCGTTATCCACGGTCACGCGCGGCGGCGTTTGCCAGCTCATCTTGATCGCCCAGTTCGCGTCGGGCGGCGCCGGCAGCTTGCCGGTTTGAATGCGGTGGGAAAGATAGCGGTACGCGATCGGGGTGCAGAAGCGGTCGATCAGGCGGTCGCCCATGATCTGGAAAAAGAGGTCCGCTTTCGCGAGAATAAAGCGCGTGTTCGCGCTGTTCAGCTTGGCGTCGCTCCAAAAGAACGCCGGCGGAACGCCGATCGAGAGGAAAAAGTCTTTCAGGAGGAGGTCGGTGATAAAACCTTCCACCAGGGGCGATGGGGAATTGGAGGTGAGCAATTTGGCGTCGGAGGTGTCGCTTTCGCCGTAGAAAATGCCGCCGCCCTGCATCCCGCCGATCAACTGCTCGAGTTGCTGCGAATCCGGGTTCGGCGTGACGCCATCTGCCATGACGCCGGCGTTTCTGATCGCGCCCATCGCCCCTTTCGCCTTTTTCTTGCTGCAGCCTTTGAGGAAAAGAGCGAGCAGGAGCTGCGCTTTCGCGCTCCGCGTGGCGATGCGTTTGAGCTCGTAGATATCGACCAGCGGATTCACGCCCTGGGCGAACTCGGTGATGCCGCGCACCTGGTTAATGGCGTGCGCTTTGAAAAAATGAATCATCCGCGCCCGCGGGATTGGCGTCGTTTGGCCATCGGCGCCGCGCACGTGTTAGGCGAGAGCGCGCGAATTCGC